AGATGATTCTCCTTACAAGTTGTTTATATCCTCTTTTTTTACTATTTTAGTTTCCACTTTTTGCAAATAACGCTGTCTCTTTTGTTATGCATCCTAAATTCTACTATTTAAGGCATGACTAGACAAAATAGTGGACGAATTTATCTTTTTAAGAAGTATATTCCACTATGCAGTGCAAAATCAATATTTTTTCAAAAATCCACTTATTTACAGATGCATTTTTCTTCTATTTTGGCTGATTTTGGTATAAATAGTAGAATTTTTAAGACTTTATTAAGATAGGAAATAAAAATATCCCGTAAAATCAGGCTTTTTAAGGAAATGTGTTACTAGTTTGTTACTAGTACACCATTTTTCTACGTAATCTTTTATATTCTATCCAAAGAAAAGGAACCGCTTTCGCAGTTCCTTTTTGCTTTAGTTTGGTGTAGATCTTCTGTGTCCCGAAACCTTAACTCCATCTTTTCTGACATAGGGTTTTACAGGTACGATTTTCTTGTGTTGCGTTCCCCGCACACTGGATTTGGTTTTAGCCATAAGCTATCTCCTTATTAACGAAGGAACAGCAACATCCAGCTGGCATAATGAGCCGTTCTGTTTACTAGTTGCTCTTTACAGGTTCCGGTCCGGGACCAACCCAGATGCGGAACGCTCTCTTACCATAATCTCTGGCATACAGTTTAGTGCCATCCTTTGTGGTAATATAAGTACGAAAAATGTACATACGAATCCACTCCTTTCCACAAGTTATCCTTGCAAAAAGAGCGCCACTGTGTTAAATTATAGGTGTCGAAGCTATAATTTAAACCAGCTGAACAGTAGTAGTACTTTTCAGCAAGGACCAAGCATCTTGTGTGCTTGGTTTTTTCTATGTAATGACCTATTCAGGTTTTTACATACCTAATTTTAGTCTAACTAAGCAATAGAAAATTGAGAAAGCATTTTCCTCTCATATCCTGTATACTCAGTTTGTCCATATTGTAACCAACTTTTGTAGTATTTGTAAGCGTAAAGAGCTGCCGCATAACTTATGTCGAATTTCTTCATGATTGAAAGAGGATTTATGTTTTCCACCATGTTATGTATCAGTGGAGGCGGTGCCAAAGCATACTTTGCAAAAAAATCCGCTTCTGCTTCCTCCTCTTCCCCTTCTTTTACATGTCCTAATGCATAATGTCCAACTTCATGCATTATGGTATGGTTTATCCTGCCATAGCTTTGGCAATGATCATTGTAATATATCACCCACGTATGATCATCGAATTCCGTTAGGAAACCATCATTACTAAGTTTTAGACAAGCAGACTCTTTTCTCTCACTTAATGCCGAATATGGGATAACCTTAATTCCCATCTTTACAGCCATCTCGAACGCACTTATCGGTGTACTTTTTATTCCGTATTCTATGAATGTATCACTCACGGTTGTTTTTATATACTCGTACTGTTCATCTTCTAAGCGCATATAACCTCCTATTTTTTCCCAACCAACATTCCCATAAGTTCCATCCTCTCTTCCACCGTCATTCTTTCAGCATTTCTAGCAATCAGTGTTTTAACTGTTTCGAACGGATTGTTTTCTTCCTCTTCCTCAGTTGATTTTAGAAGATAATCCGTGGTAACTCCCAGTGCCTTAGAAATTTTTATTAAATTTACTCCTCTCGGCACCCGATCTCCTTTTACATAATGAGAAATCGCTGACTCGGTAATTTCGGTGATTCTGGACAATTCTTTCTGAGTCATATTTCTTTGGGAGAGTAACTCCGCAATTTGATCAGCCACTCTTACTGCCATTTTATTCTCCTCCATCCGCGTCACAAACACCTGACAATTTTATTGTATATAATAATTATCATTTTGTCAAGTCCGATTATCATTTTTATCAAAATAATTGTGTACTATTAGATTACTTGTTCAAACATTATTTATAAGAATAATTCTCTGTATACTTTTTAACTGGCAATTTAACTAAAACAAATGAAACAGTATCATCGTATTTCAAAACCTATACTGTTAGTACTGATAGCGAATTAACTGATTGCAATGATTTGCCACTATATTCCATTGGGTACGTCTATCCATCTGCAAAAAATAATGCCTTTTCAACTTCAAATATAGTTTTTACAATCGGAACTATTCTATCTACCACTGTTTATAAGGCGCAATTTGCAATTAGCTCAGATGATGGTTCACTAAAGACTAGGTATAAATCAAGTAGTGGTTGGACGGCATGGAAAGCTAGTTAATTAATTACTTATTAATTAAAGGAATAAAACCAATTCTACCGTTACCACTAATTTTAACCGTAATTCCTTTTCTTGCAAAAATGCTAGTGATATAGTGAGCTTCAATTAGTGTCGTGTTGTTTTTTACATCCGCTAAAGCGATAGGAGCACTCGTAGAAGTAGGAATCAATCTAATATAGCCGTCACTTGGCACAATATAATTATTAGAACCAATAAATGAGCTGATATCAGTAATTTCGCCTAAAGTTTTATCACCTAACTTGCCATTTAAACGAGAACAGGCGGAGAGTTTCCCGAGACTCTCCGCCAAGATAATGAAAATGTTTACATATAGACTGTTAATATTTTATCATATAATAAATACAGCGTCAATAGATTAAGCTGCAGCCAGATACTTTCTGGTGGTCTGTCCGGCCAGTCCGTCCGCTGTGATCTTACAGGACTTCTGATATTTAAGGATTGCTGCTACGGTCTTCCGACCACAAATACCGTCGATGTCAGCTTCCGTCAGCAGACCCGCTTCCATCAGTTCCCATTGCACCCACTTGACCGCATCACCGCGGGATATGTATGTCTTAATACCCATTTTGCGAGCCTGCGCAGGACTGGTCACTGTCGTTGTAGGCTCTGTGTAAGGGTTGGTTCCCTTCCAGGTTCCCGGCACTTTTACATCGTAGGTGTAATCCATATTCTTAAAAGTCAAGCCATATACCCATTTTGTCGCGGATACCTTGCTCATGACTGTACCATAGTTAATGCCCTTTGCTTCAATACACATAGGTACTCCGTTTACTTTTCCGATATACACACCTACGTGCCCGGATTTCCACAGGACAACCCCCGGCGCAAAATCATTGATCTTTGCAATCGGCATCCGGGTGTACGCGGTCTGATACAGCTGATAAGAGCCGATGTTAAGCTGCCGGTATCCGGCGATCAGTCCAGAGCAGTCCACATTGACCTTGCCGACCTGCCCCTTGCGCCTTGCCTTTGCCATATAATTTACTGTGACCATTTTGGGATACATGGCATGCATGGTGTTCATCTTGCGTTCTGTTAGAGCACCCTCTGGGATCTTGGCCCCGTAAAAATACGGGGTTCCCAGGTGCACTCTTGCATATTCTGACAATCCATTTCCTGTCAACATTTTTATCCCTCCTTATTTACATCAGACTTGTTCTGTAAAATTTCGATTGCCTTTGTGATAGCAACCGGCAGAGGTACACCCATTATTCCCAAATTTTCTACAATGCTAATCAGTTCGTTTGCGCAGAAAGCAATAATTACTGCTGTCCGGATGTAGTCAGTACCTAACATAATATCCAACCGGTGTGCCACCAGAACAATCAATAGTGTTACGCCTTTTTTAACGAGCCCTTTCCATGCACTGTATGAGCTGAGTGCACCAGATTCGGATTTGTTACTCTTCTGCCAGAAGGCCGCAATCAATACCCCTAACAGGAAATCCGTCCCCATAAAAATCAATAACGTGATCATGTCTTCTCCCCATCCACCAAAAAGGTTGGCGATAAAACTGCCGATAGCACCTAAAACTGTCAAAATTGTCATTTTGGTTGCACTTACATTCATAATATTTACCTCACTTTCTCATTATAAAAGCCGGTCACTCCCGCAAAGGAAGTAATCGGCTCATGGCTCTTGGTTACTATGTAGTTGTGGGTAGGACCGTCTCTCACTCTCATAGGCAGCCTCCTACTCTGCAGTCAGTTCTGCCAGCTGTGTCTCCAGGGTGTTGATCTGATCCCGGAGAGCCTGTCTCTCTGCGTGGACAGTCTCGATATCATATTCCGTCTGTTCTCCAAGGAGAGCGTACTCATACGTTTTGATGATTTTATAATCACTGGCGGCGATCTGTGCTTTAAGACCATCGATTTGCGCAGTCAACTGACTGATCTGCTGCTGCCGTGCCTGCTCTGCAAGCTCCTCTTCGGTCGGTTCAGGTTGCACCGGTGCAACTGGCTCAATATATACTGAGCCATCATTTGACAGCTCATACCAGCCGTCACCCGCGCGGAATAAAGTTGTGTATGCCTCATACTCGCCGTTGTCCAGCGGGTATTTACATCCCTCATCCAGGTAGAGGCGGAAGCCGTCAGTATTTACTGTGAGATTGTCTCCGGTGATCCGGATCACATGAGGACTCTCTTCTGACACGATGACCTTTGATACGGTCTTTTTATTTTTAAACTTTATGTAACCCATGAGGGCTCCTTTCTGGTGCTCTTACGGCTGCACCCGCCGTCTGATCTACTACACTAAATGGCAATTTAGATACAAAAATACAAATAATTACATTATCAGAAAAGACAGGAACGGACAGTAATAGTGGAATTATATATATACCAAAAACATCATATCCTGATGCTAAATGCATTATCCCGTTTGCATATGACAGTACATTGGCGTATCGTATTGGGATTTTTGATGTAAGCACTAATAGTTTTAGATTTGCAGTGCAAACGGCTGTAAACGGGGCATGGGCTGATAGCAAGACTATAACATTTAGTGCCTTAATCATAAAATAGAGTACACACCAATTACGTAGTAGTGGATTATTCATCGCAATCCGATTAAATTAAATGATAATATTAACAGAACCATATACGAAGTTTAATAGTTTTTGCTGTATTATCTATAGTCAAATTTGTGCCGTTTGTGTTTATACGCAGTATTGTAATTTGTTTATCTGCTGATGGCCACCATATAACACCGTATACATTACTATCAGAATCAGCAGGTCTATTCACGTCTATGACTCTATTTGTAGATAAAATAGCATCTGGCAAAGGTATATTACACCACGTAGATGCAGGGCATTTGGCTGTAATGTCAATATACTCTGGTAACTTGCCATTTAACTCAGTATATGCATCCGCTACCGCCTTGGCATCCGGCACATATCCGGTAGCCTTTGTAGCCAACAAATCCTCCTTTGTGGTGATCATCTGCGCAAATGCCGTGGCTGTCAGATCCGCCAGCCACTTCTTGATTTTTCCGAAAATAGTCTTATGTGTATCGCCGGTCATGATATTCTGCCTGCTGGCTGTCTGAGTAAATGCTACCACATTGTCTCCGGAGTCTCCTGTCTTATCAAGCTTATTTGCAAGATCCGACTCGATCTGCCCTACTACTGTGCTATCGATGCATGTATCAGCAAATTTCAAGAACTCGTTTACCGCATCCTGGTATTGCGTAAAAATTGCATTCGTATTCAGTTCCGTAAAAGGTATGGCCAGCCCACATACATCAGAATTGAGCCGCTGATCCGTAATATTCTGCTGTTGAATCTTGATAACTCCTGCTGCCACATAGATATCCGCCACAACATAATCCTTGTATTCTTCCGTTCTGCGGCACTCCGGTGCAACCGGCTTATAGGATGGCGTACCCTTCTGTAGTGTATAATGGATATCTCCTTCATCTTTGCACCACGTTGCAGATATCCTGTCGATTCTTCCCAGTACCCCATCGGCCGGATCAATTGTGATTATAATATCTCCGGTGCTGTCGTACCGGTACCCATCAATAATCATTTTTCCGGCTTTCAGTGTCACCGTCATGTCTCCGTTTGCGATTACCTGCAGGTTTGTATCCTCTTTCATGAAAATGCCTGACGAAATAAACGCTCGGAAATATCTGGCAAAATCGTCTGCCACATATTCTTTGTCATATCCTGTTTCTGTTTCTTCCGCGTCGCACGGAAAGCTCTTTTCTGTCTCCAGTGCCATACCTTTACTCCTTTGCTTTTATTAAATTTATCAGTGTCGGTACATCGTCACCCAGTGTAATTACATAGGATGCCTCTGTCTTGGAATATCCTTTCTGGATTACCTTTACCTGCGTGTCCACGGTTATTCCCCATTGCGTATCCTTACAGGTTACGTAATCTCCCAGATCAAATTTCATTGCCTTCTCTTTATTGATTTTTACCTCGAAAGCCTTAGCGATGTAGTAGGCAGACATTTTTTCAAGTCCTTTTTGCCGGAGCTGATCCTGCAGGACTGCTGCCGTAATTCCGTCCTCAGAATAGCCTGAGGCATTGTAAAACATTTCATACCGGTCCAGCCCTGCTCCAGAACCGACCGTTACAAGCACCCGGTCTGTGTCTTCTCCGGGTCCCCCTACCAGGCAGACATTTTTGTAATTCCCTTCATCCTCATTGTATTCCTGGGTGAACACATTTTTAAATTTTCGCGTAAAAATACATGGGTGTTCTGTCCCCTGTGTCCTGTTCGTTCCTCTGTATACTTCAAATACCAGTTTTTTCCTTGCATAATCCAGTCTGAGGCGGTATCCCAGTTCCGTAGTCTTTGACATATCCGTCAGCGCTTCCTGCAGATTGTCGTATGTGATCTGTTTTTCCACCTCATCCATATCAAAATTCTGCAGATCTCCCAATTCTATCAATGGTATCTTGCGCGTTTCATCTTCCGGCGCAATAATCTGTTCCTGCACCATCTGTCGCATCATCTGTTCCGGTGTCCCTTTCATGATCATCTTTTTCCAGATGATCCGTTGACGGAAATACCGTGTCACCATGTACCCCTGTATCGTAATGGTCTGCTGTCCGTACTTATTTAGTTTGAGTGTCTTTCTTGTAATCACCGCAGGCTGCAATTCATCCGTTTTATACAGTAGATAGCCCCTCTGGAGGATTCTGTTCATTTTTTCCGTAAACACAAACACAGCTTTTATGTTTCCTGGTTCGTGGACTTTCTCTGTCCACAGGATACTGTCATATGTGGATATCACACCAACTATATTGAGATTCCTGTCCAGTATATAAATTTCCATGCTTACACCCCCGGATATCTGTTATAAAATTGAATCCGCGTCTCCAAAAAGGTTTCTCCCTCATCGGCGGCATATCGGAATAGATTGTCTCCCGGATCAAGTTCCAAAAAAGTGTTACCATCTCCCGCCAGATCGATTTTACCTATGTAATCTTCGGAGATGCCGTTTTTTATTCTAGTTACCGTATTGTCCTGACCGGTCTGAATCACGATCTTTTCTCCTGCATCCATCGTACACAACAACTTAATAAATGTGCGCTTATTCACATCAAAAAGCTGTGGATTCTTTACTATCCCTTTTGCTATAAATGTGATCTGCATACCCACCGTAATGCTCGATTTGTTATATACTTTTGCAATCAGTGACCTGCTCTTTACTCCGAAGTGTACCCCTTTATTTTTGGGGATCACCAACGGAAAATGAAATCCACCGACCACGTTTGCCACTGCAATCAGAGCTTCTGTCTGATCTCGCCAGTATGGATCCATGGCTATCATACTGACCGTATATTGTTGCACCGGTGCAACTTCTGTGAATTCAAACTTTGGACTTTTTTCCGTGATTGCCTTTATCACCCGGTTACTTCCGCCGTAACAGTGTGTCACACTTAACTCTTGTTTCGGTACAAAAAGATTCTGGAGCTTGTCCCTCAGCATCTGCATCTGTGCTGTGGTATGTGCCTGCATTTGGCCAGTGATCTCCATCTCGCGGGGAAGCACATAACTATTGATCAGTGTTGCCCCATCCTGATCAAATCCCTGGGACTTTACATGCTCAATCTCCAGCCTATCAAATCCCTTTGTTTCCTGTACCGTGTATGGTGCAGCCGTCAACTCTACTGAGGTGATACCGTTACTTATGATGATTTTACGATCTGTTACCATTCCTGTGCTGCCTCCTGTTGGGACTCTTTGATTCTCCTGGCCGTTTCAATCGGATCATCAGTTGGTGTGTAAAAATTGATCTCGTTATTTATTTCAATCCTCTTATCCGTGTTATTGGTTACTGTCTGCGTCTGCTCCGGCAGGATGTTGGCGCTCGGCAGAGACTGTGCAATCACATTGTCAATATCAGCCATTGTCTCTTTCCATCCGACAATATATCCTTCTCCGGACATTTCTCCCATATATTCAAACTTTTTCGACGGGCTGTGGATATCCAGCTCCCGTCTGGCTGCTTCCACAGCATTCCTGGCCAGGCGCTCCACTGCACTCACCACAGATGAGCTTCCGTTATTGATTCCCTGTGTCATGCCCTCCGGAATCCTTCGTCCTATCTCTGCCCAGGTGGATGTGCTGATCTGAGCCCTGCCGCTTGCTATAATTGTGGAGCATAATATGTTCAGAGTATTTATAACCTGCTGCCGGTGGTTCCCAATTCCCTGAATCAAACCCTGATCAATATTTTCGCCTATTCTTTGATATACCTTTGATGGACTATGTATGTCCAGAGCCTCTTCTGTGGCCTTCACAGTATCGTTTGCCATACTCTCAGCCTGATCTGCCACTTTATCCGCATTGTCTTTAATCCCTGTCTGAAATCCTTCAGCAGCTTTTTCCCCTGCAGTCTGATATGATTTCATCACATCTGACGTCACCTCGTCCGGTAGAGTCATGGCCTCTGTAAACATTTCATTTGCTTTTTCCAGCTCTTCATCCGTCATTTCCACGAATGTAGCCACATATCCGGCGCCCTCCGGTCCCAGTTCAGCCAGGTGCTGTAGCAGTCCCTGATTAACGCCTCTGTCCGCAAGCAGTTCCATGTTATCCGCCCACTGCGTGATTCCATCGATCTGGGACTGCATGTTATTCAAAAGTTCCGTAGTAGACAACTGCGTCCCTGACTGGAATTCCGCAAATATATCCAGCTGCCCTTTTACAGTCTCCTGCACTGTATCATACATATCCTGTAATGCCTGCTGTGCTTCCTGCGACATTCCGGATATCTGGCTACCGGCTTCTGCAGCTGCATCTCCCAGTTCTCCTGTGGCTGCTGCCGTATCGTAGATTCCTTCGTTTTGTGAGATGTAATCGTAGCAATATTCGTACTCGTCTGACAGTGTCGCTATGCTTCCCTCTGTGCTGCTTATAGCTTCGTTCAGTTCTCCTAAAGCCATGTTTGCACTGTTCACAGCATCTGCATATGCGTATACATAGGCATCATCTTCTCCCGCCTGTGCCAGCCTTTCCTTCGCCGCGGCCAATTCGTTTTCCTGAGCAATTCTCTGCTCATTCAGTTCTGCAAGTTTTTTCTCTGCCTCCCACTGTTCTTCTGCAATCTGCGCCATATCCTCTCTGGCTGCATTTGCTTTGTCCATTGCAGACAATGCATCTATATTTGCATATATGGCCTCTGTTGACATATTCAGCAGACCTGTCTGCTCGTCAATCTTCAAATTCAAATCCGGAAATGCTGTATTTAGCTGGTCTATGATCTGTCTCTGGCGTTTCTGTTCCTCTGTAGTGAGTTTTGTTTTTGCCTGCAGACCATTCAGTTCTTCTACAAGTACTTTGGCTGCTGCCGCCTCATTTTCCAGACCAGTCCGATTTTCTTCCCTGGACTTTTTTGTATCATCATACTCTTTGGTAAGATCTTTTGTGGTGTCAATCAGGTTTTTGGTGGCCTGCTGTGTTTCGGTCAGGTTCTCAATGCTGTCTTTGTTGAGCAGAATGTACGCTCCCAATGCTGCGGTAAGTCCGGTCACCGCTGTAATCATTATTCCTGCCGGGTTCGCATCCATTGCGGTATTGAGCAACCATTGTGAGACCGTGGCACCTTCATTTGCTGTCTTGTAAGCCTCCCATGCTTTTTGTATTGTTATAATGGCCGGTCCCACCGTATTCATCTGCAGATTAGCTGCTACGATTCCCGTCACTCCTGCTGCCACCAAATCTGCATTATCCAGCAGCCACGTCAAGCCGTCGATTGCTACCGGGAGGGCCTCCTCACCTAAATCCAGTGCGCCCTCACAAAAAGCTGCCATAGATTTTGACAGCTTGTTCAGCGATGTGTTAAGGTCACCCTTGGTGACGGATTTCTGCAGGCGGTCCACGGCATCCGTAGCACCCTGCACTGCAGTACGCATGTTTTTATCAAAGATCTCTTCCGTGGCAATTCCCAATCCCTCCAGGGCGGATTTTAAAATCGTTACATCCCCTTTGAGGTTGTTGTTCATGGTGTTTGCCATATCACTGGCCGCACCTTCGCAGCTACTGATTTCTTTGTATAGGTTGTTGAACTCGTCTCCGGTTCCCTTCAGTAGAGCATTGACTGCAGCGATGTCCGTCTTGTTAAAGATCTTATTGATTGTCTGCGTCTTTTCAGTACTGGACATGCCTTCCATAGCACTGTTGAGATCGATCATTATATCATTAAGGTCTCGCATATTTCCGGTGGAATCTGCCACCTGAATACCTAATGACTCGATGGTATTTCTTGCCACATCTGTGGGAGCTGCTAAGGATAGTATTGTATTTCTTAAGTGTGTGCCGCCCTCTGCTCCTTTAATACCGTTGTTGGCCAGTACGCCCAGTTCGGCATTCATTGTCTCAATTGACATTCCTGCTAGTGAAACAGTTCCGGCGCATACCAAAGTAGCCTCACCTAGCTGTGATACGCTGGTATTGGACTTCTGCGCCGTCTTTGTCATCTCGTCGATGTAGGTGTCCAGCTTGGATGTTTCCATGTTCAGAGCTGCCATAGAGTCCGTTACCAAATCAGATGCATAGGCAAGATCCATATCACCTGCTGCCGCCAGATCCAGCACCTTCGGCAGTGTCTCTACAATCTTTTTTACGTCATATCCGGCCAAAGCAAGATAATTCTCAGCCTCTGCCGCTTCCGTCGCGGAAAACTTCGTCGTGGCTCCGCATTGTTTTGCTGCAGATTCCAGCTGTTTATAGCTTTCACTTCCGGCATTGATTTCATCGGCAGTCATGCCCATCGTCGCGGCGACCACGCTCATGGACGCATTAAAATCCACGCCCACACTCGTGGCAGATGTTGCGACCGTTTTAATACCGTCCGCTATAGCCTTGACACCTGTTTTGATAGCGTCCGCCGCAAGATTAGCCTTTAGCACATCGCCAAATACCGACACCTGCTCCGTGGCATCCCCGGTCTCTTTCCCCAGCTCATTAATGGATGTGGCACATTTATCCGTGCTCTTCTCCGCCTCATTCATATACTGGGTGGTCTTGTTCAGGTCATCCTGCATATTATTGAGTTCTGCCGTGGCATCATTCAATGCTGTTTGATAATACTTTGTTTTTTGTCCAGCTTTGTTGTAGCTTTCCTCGGCTTTTTCAAGCTTGGACTTCAGATCATCTATGGTCTTAGCCTGCTCCGTCATTGCATTGGAGTTATCCCCACTGCTCTCTGACAGGGCAGACATTTCCTTTTCTGCTTTTTCCAGCTCCTGTTTCAGCGCAGATATTTTTTCAGATGCAAGGTCCTGTTTTTGGGCAGAGTTCTCCATTGCTGCCTGATACACATTGACCTTTTGGGTCTGTGTCTCCACCTGCTTTGTCAATATCTCATGCTTTTTTGTAAGTGCATCCAGGGAGTTCTGGCTATTCTTAAACTCTGAACTGCACAGTTTCATCTCTGATCTGAGTTCCTGCTGGTCTGCTTTTATATTTTTTAAGGCTTCCCGGTATGCTTTTTCTCCATCCAGGACAATTTTTCCACCGATTGTTCCTTTTGCTGCCATTTGCTGTCTCCTACAATACGTCCAGTGTGCTTATTTCCTCTTCTCTGTTGTCACTGACACTAAAAAGTCCGCGTTTCGTCATAAAGTTATGATGCCTTTTGTATATCTCAAACAGGTCCATCCACGATCCGATATACTGCTGTCTCACTGTCCTATGTGTAAATCCCAGACATGTGACTCCCATCTGATAAAGCCAGGGGAAATCCATCGGTGTATCCTCTTCCGACTGGACTCCTCTGGCTCCTATTTTTTTGCTGCAAAACACCTACTGAACTCTTCCTGGAGCATAACACAAAGATCCATATAGGGCACATTGCAGTTATGGAGGATATAATCCTCCGTAATCTCTTCCATCTGCCTATTATGCTCGTCTGCTTCGATCTGCAATCCTTCCATCACTGCTGCCGGCAGAATCATTTTTACTGCTGTAACCGCCGGCTCCACAATATAGATCATTGGTACTCCGTCAGAGGAGTACATCTGCTTTCCTTCCGCATCCTTTCGGTACCGCCAGCCAAACAACTCTCTCTCGAATGCTTTTACGCTTCCATACTTTTCCTGTACCATTTCCAGCACATTCAGATCTATCTTAAACGGGTATGTCTTCTCCCCGATCATTATCCTTCTTAATTTTTCCATGCTTTTCTCCAAAAAGCCCCGGGATATCCCCGGGGCTGCCTGCTCAGTCTACAATTTATTAGCCGTTAATAAAATACTCTTTGATCATAACCTCAGAATTTACAAGTCCGCTCTTGTATGCGATCGCTCTCAGTCCTGCCGTAGCAGCAATGGAAATGGTATTGTTATACTCAGTTCCGTTTTCTTCGGAAGGTGTGGTACCGTCTGTGGTATATTTAATGGTTGCACCCTTGGTAGCGCAGGAAAGTGTTACCGTCTGCGTTTCTGCGTAAGTTCCACTTTCCACGGATGCCTCGGGAGTAGCACACTGCTCTACCACGCCAAATTTTGTCTGGATCCACTTATCTGCCTCAGCCTCTGTTGCATAGTAAGGAGACTTAATCCGCCACTCGCCATCCTCGTTAGCACTGGCAGTACCGCTCAGAGACGGTGTCTTGAATACGATAGAATCTCCCTTCGTTTCAAAGGACTCCTCTCCTTCTTTCATTTTTACTTTCAGGAGCACACATGCCCTGTACTTTTTAACTCCGTCCAGCTGCTCTGCTGTGATAAATCCATATCCAATATACCCGGCTTCATCTTCGCTCTTGGAAGCTTCCTCTCCGTTTACAGCCACTGTGTGTCCAAACATTATTTTTGCCGCCTCAGAAGGCAATCTGTCTGTTCCAATGCTTACATTCGCATTTTTGAATTCCGAGACGTATTCCGTCTGCTGGTTGTCTGCATACAGCGGGACCTCATTGTAGTTTGGTGTTACCGCTGTACTGATCGCCTTTCCGCATTTAAAGGCATCAGAATACTTGTTAGTTGCCGGATTGAGCTTCGCAACCCAGGGTTTGGATAATCCAAAATTAGCCATTTTATATAGTCCTCCTTAATTTTCCGGCATTGTGATATTCACATTGAATACCGTATGCCTCTTTTTTTCAGGTGCATAGGAATCTACCCATGACTGGATGGATTCCACACAAAAACCGAGTTTTTTCAGTTCGGCTTTTATCTTACTTTTGTCTTCCATATACTCCTGTTGTGGCGGAGTATAAAGAGTTATCTGCAGATATGCTACGGTTTGAGTTTCCTCATTGTCAGCATCCATCGCAGATCTCTCATCCTCGTATGTATACGTGATGTATTTTTCCTTACTACCCTCGTAAAGGTCCGGTGCTACCGGACAATTCACAACATTTCCCAATGACGTAATCAATCCATTTACATTCATTCTGCACCGACCTTTCTGTTGTAGATCTCCTGCATCCGGTTCATGATTTTCGCATCGGCATCATTTTTGGCCCGTTGCAACCAGGGGCGCGGAGCCTGCCTTCCTGATATGCCGTATTCCTTCCAAATTGCTTTCAGGATGTTGGATACCGGATATCTTCTGGCTGTTCTTTGCCCTTTCCCGTTCTTGGCAGTGTATGTATTCTTCGAATTCCCACTGGGGCCTATATGCACCAGCCAGGCGCCGTTCTTACACTTCTTTGGCTTACTGGCTTTGACCGACTGTACCATTTCAGATTCACCATCATGCAAAAGACTACTTTTCATGGATCTCTGGATGGAATCCTTGTAGATTGGTGCTGCTTCCGAGAGCATTTCTCCGGCCAGATCATCAAAATCTGTTTCTAACAGTTCAGCCAGGAAGTTCTCCGGAAAGTTAAAATCAAAATCAGCCATTTTCTTCCTCCTGCAGATACAACTCCATCTGGGTGGAATTTTCCGGGATGTATGTCCGGATGATCCGGTAAGTCACACCATCATGTTCTACTTTGGACGGCTTCTTTTTCTTTCCATCAATTTCTGAGATGGCGCTCTCAAAGTCGTAGCGATCCACCATCATCATTTTTGTGATGGTGATTCCCTCCCTGGCAGCCGCATAAAACTCTGCTCTCTTAATTCCCTTTTCTTCCGCGAAAACCTCTGTTTTATGTAGGATTTCTTTGCTTAAGAACCCGTCATTGCTTAACGTTTTCTCCGAAACTATCAGGTTGATCAATTCGCTTCTCATCCGATTCCTCTCCATTGTACAGACCGCACAGGCTCATCGTATCCCTTAATTCTTTGTATGCTTTTTCATAACGTTCACCTTGTCCCATGTAGTCAAACTTCCACTTACAGTAAAATTCGCATGCCGTGTCCTGCAACTGCGAATCTTTATCTATATAGACACCCGCCATTTGCATATCTAACCGGCAGGTGTCTATATATCTCTTGATATCACTATCAAGTTTAGTATGTTTGATCATCATGGACTGGCGGATCTGTTCCACCGAAATCATATATTACCCTCCGTATGATCAGTTTTTCTTATTCCTTGTTTGCCGCAGCCGCTTCTTTCAGCAGTGCGTGAGCCTTAGTCGTAAGCACATTACCGTCCATGATAGCGTATCCACAGTAATCCGTCTTGCGCTCTTTTACATGGTCTTCCGGAATCATGGTCATTTCCTTGTTTATGTTTAAGTGATATCCATCCTTTGCATTGGATGCCAGAATTTCTCCATCCTTCATGGAATCATCTTCTTTCACCAACATTCCCAGTACTCTGTACGCGCCACCTGCCGTAGTATCCGGTACAAAAATAGGTCTGCCGTTTCCATCTACGATTGCAGCAATCTTATTCCAGATGGTTTTTGTATTCGCATATACTGCAAGTCCAGCTCCATATCCGGATTTTACCTTTGCTCTCAATGCCAGCATATCTTTATATGTAGGCTCTTTGCCATTTGCATAAGTAACAACCTGCGGAGTTCCTGTTTCTTTTTCCAATGCTGTTACTACTCCCATGGGTTCCGGTTTCCCGGTGCTTGCCTGAGCACCTGCTCCATGTGTTACGCCATATCCTGCAGCTGCGCCCATTTTTTTAGCCATTTTACGCTGGATGTACGGAATGAAATCCTCGATTGCCATTTCTTTAAGCTTCCATGCTACAGTGATATCTCTTGCAAGCTCACATCCGTTAAGTGTGAAGTCTTTAAATGTCTCTTTTCCATCCTCTGTAGATGTATTCTCATCGTACCACTTCGCATCACTGGAAGTATCTTCCTGTATCATTGTCAATACCCCATTAACATAGGTTTTCGTAATGTCTCCAAAATAAGGGTACATCTCACCTGCCATCTCCCAGATACCTTTTGATACTGTCTTGGGGATTACTACAGATGTATTCTGCGTGGTATGTGTAAAAGCTTCGTTTACCAGCTTATACGCATCATTCTCTTCATTGCTAAGCGGAATTCCCATCATGGTTTTTGCCCATGCATTTTTATACTCTTCGGATGCCCATGCTTTTGCTACAGGAGTTTCTGCCTCGGCAATATTCTTGTCTGCAATAGAATCCTCGATTTTTTCCGGATTCATGGCTTTCGGCTCCTGGTTCAGTGCGCGGAAGTTTGCCTCCGCCTGTGCGATTGCATCCCACTGTTCATCCAGTGCCTTTACTTCATTCATTTTTTCTTCCGCTTCCTTTGCCTTTCCGGCATTGATCAGCGCCTGTGCCTCATTCATCAGCGCAGTTCTCTTTGCTTCATACTGTTTCTTGTTCATGCTCTTTTTTCTCCTTTTAGTTTTAATAGATTTAAGCTGAGTTGCATTAAAAAAGCAGCGTCCCCGGAATTATCCGGATCTTCTGCCTGTTTTAACAGTTTTTTTACTTTTTCCATCTGGTTATTATCCGGCAGTGCAAATAGCGGTCCTGCCACCAGTGGTGTCTCCGGCTGCGAATCTTCAAACATGATCCCATCGATCAGCCCTTTTTCTTTTGCCTGCTCTGCTGTCAGCCATGTCTCGTGCTCCATCATGGCAAGCGCATCCTCTTCGGACATTCCGGCTTTTGCCATATAGGCGGTGCATAATGCTTTGTCTGCCGTTCGTAGAACTTCCGCCATTTTTTCCATGTCGCTATGATTACCTCTTGCCCCGGATGATACGCAATGCACCATCATGAGTGCTGTCGGAGACATTTCACAATGCGCTGACATTGCTGCAATCGATGCTGCGCTACATGCTTCTCCGGTAATGTATATCTTTACATTATCTTTCCTGCTCCGCAGTAGTGTGTAGATCTCCGACCCTACATCGATCACCCCTCCGGGAGAATTGATATATACCTCGATCTCATCTCCGTCTGTAAATGCATCCATTACTTTCTGGATATCTGCCGGACAGGTACAATCCTCGCCAAAGTAGTCATAGTACCATTTGTAATCATTCGGCACCATCACACCCCGGATGTTTATCCTGTGTTTCATCTTTGCTCCTTTCCGCCGCATCTAACATTTTGGATATCAGATCAGCCATTACTATATAATTTTTATCATTCATCTGGGATAATGCGCCCCGGATGAGGCCAACGACTTGCGTGTCCAAACGACGGATTGGTTTATCTCCGTCTGCGATCGGCGCCATGTTCATGGTTTCGCGCCATTCGTTCGGCGTCATGGCTCCGCGGTCTACCATAGACACAAACGCAAGCTTCGTAGACAGGCTTGCGCACTGTAAGTTGCTTGCCGTAAATACGATTTTATTTCCATGACCGCGTTCCTTCCGGCTGAACAGCCTTACAGAATAGGTCTCACCTAACTGTATGGCTAACGGTTCTATCTCAGCCTCGTAATATGCGTTCCATTCGTCTTCATTCCATTTTGACTGCACGATTTTTTCGTTTGTGTTAAAAAATGAATAGATTCGTTTGATTGTCTCCTGCGTCTGTGCGGCGTTCGGTACAAAGTCCTTCGGTTCAATCCTTATCGCATCTGCCTTTGTGTCTACGCCTGCTGCCCCGAAAGTATCGCTTTCAAAATTCAGGTAATTATCTACGAAGCTTTTAACGTTTTCTTTTATATCTTCTGGTCTCAATGATTGTGTGAATTTCAGCAACCATCTTATGATTCCACTGTTTTTTACAGCTTTAATAATTCCCTGATCTATCGTTCCGATCACTTCCATCATAGAAGACAGTGCCTTTGCCGGGCTTTCTCCAAAGATATCGTGTTCGTTGAAGTCCTGCCGCAGATGTATGATCTGGTCATACCTGAAGGTATTGCTCTTTCCGTTCCGGTACTGGAATTTTAAATACAGCTCATCATCTATGTATTGGGTCTCGCATAACACACACGGAATCGGATACAGCTGCATCGGCTTGCTGTTATCATCCTTTATCACCAGAATGAAGGCATTGTTGTTCAAACATAATTGTGTGGCTACCTTTTCCTGGAACATCTGCCCTGTCATAAATGGGTTTGGTTCCGACAGGATAAAACGGATATTTGCGTCCGGATTAACCGTCAGTCCCTTCGCATCCTGTCTGATATGTTTTGCCACCAATTTTCCCACAGCTTTAACTTTCGGTCGGATGCAAGATCTCACTATATCACTGTCATAGAGTCTCCCATTCCACGCATAGTAATGTTCTCCCCAGGTGGTTACCATTTTCATTACTTCTTTTGCATTTTTTTCGTTTTTTGTAGGCTCTCTTTTCCTAAACAGTCCCATTTTTTCTCCTTAAATCAAACTTTCATATTCTTCCAGATTGTTCTCCAGCTCCACATAGGCATCTAGCAGCCCTGCAGTCCCGTCTATCCTTCTGGTACTGGTATTACCTTTACATGGCTGGATATTGTCGTTTTTATCAACATCTACTGATGTATTACACAAGCACCACTTCAGTACCGGATTGTTGTTGTAAATGACTCTCTTCGCAGATAAGTCTGCTCCCAGCGACTTCATCGGTCCTGATAATGTCTTTTTCCCTTGTATGACTGGATCCATCACTGCTGCCCCGAAAGTATCTTTCATGTCTTCTACAAAATAAGTGGCCGACCAGGAATCGTATCCGCACTTGAACAGATAAATGTCATATTCTTTTTGTACCTGCTCGAACCATTCCCGGACATATTTGTAATGCACTTTATTCCCTGGACATGTTCTAATCCAACCATTTTCAGCCCATATGTCGTACGGGATCTTGTCCTCTCTGGTTCGTTGTTCTAGGAGATCTTCCGGTAACCAGTACATCTGCAGCACATATATTCGTTCATCCTTCGGCACTTTGAATATCACGGTTGCGTTTGTCAGATCCGTGGTACTTGATAAGTCACAGCCTCCGATACCGTAACGAGGTTTCAATTCCTTTATATCAAATGTTTCCCTGTTATCGATCTGCTCAAAAGTCAGCCATGCCTCCGAAGATGTCTCCCGGATGTTGAATTCCTTGCACACGAGATTTTTTACCAGCTTCGGATCCTGCATTGCCTTTTTAACTTTATCCCTTAATGTTTTAAGGTTTTTAATCGTCCCTAGTCCGGGGTTAGCTTTATACCAGCATTTCTCATCAATCCATTCCTTTCTGTTGTCAAGCTCATATACAAATGCGATCAAGTGGTCATCCTTATAGCCATTTTCATCAAAATAACCATTGATCAGCCGTTCGGCTTCGTCATATTTCTGATCATAGATATCTTCTCTTACTGTACCGGCTGTCGTCGTAATCAGTATCAGAGGCTGCTCCCTGGCAGTAACGCCATCAGCGATGATATCATACAGTGGACGCCCATTTTTCCACTGATGGATTTCGTCCATCAACGCACCCTGCACATTCAGGCCATCCAGCGTATCCGAATCGGATGCAAGAGGCTTAAATGTGCCGGAGTTGTAATCTTCGGATGACAGTTCTGCCACCAGTGGCTTGACCCTTTTGAGCAAAGCCGGTGATTTTTTTACCATTCTTTTTGACTCGAGCCATATGATCTTAGACTGGTCTTTTTTTGTCGCAACCGCATACACTTCCGGTCCGGGTTCTCCGTCTCCCACCAGCAGATACAATCCTACTCCCGATGCTAATAGTGATTTTCCATTCTTTTTCCCGACAATTAAAATAGCCTCCCGGTATTTCCGGAGACCATTGATATCTACGAACCCGAATATAGCTGCCAACATTGCCTTTTCCCACAGTTCCAAGACAACTCTTTTTCCACCGCTTTTACCTTTGGAGTGGTGACAGTAGTTTTCAAAAAATTCTATGATGTGGTTTCCCCGGTGTGCACTATAAAAGTACTCCCTGGGATGATCCAGATCATAAATCAGTTTTTTATATGTCCTATAAGTTTTGTCACATACAGTTATTTCTCCGCTTTCTATCTTCTCCCAGTACTCCCGGATTGGATTGTAATCTTCTGGGTATTTGATCATATATCCTCACGCCCATTCACAAAGTCATCGAATCCATCGTCTTTTATCACCTGCTTGCTTGGTGTCTTTGGCAGACAATCCACCAGTATTTTCATGGCCTGTGTCTGCTTCTGTGACATCTGCAGATACAACTGCGCATCAGGGCTCTGTTTTACGCCCCACTGGTTCTCTCCGTTTTTATAATCTGTCGTTGTCCCATTTCTGATGATCTTATCTCGCAAGTCTTGCATTGTGATCGTCAAAAAAGCTACGTCTGCAATGGTAGAGTCAACTAATTTCTTTTTATTTTCATCAATTTCCTTGAATAATCTTCTAAGTCTTCCCACCTCTTTCTTGATCCGCTTTTGTTTCTCCAAATATTCGGAAACGCTGTCATACTCAGCTTCTCTACGACGTTCTTCTTTTTCAAATTCTTCCTCGCTTATCATGGATACCACACCCCCCTTATGAAGACCTGTGTGTTACATCAATCTCCGCTATCGGTTCTCGCTCATCTATACCCCACCTGTTTTTAAGGGGGGAGTCTATGTCCCTGACAGAAATCGGGTTTCCATCCTTGTCAAAGATGCATAACGGCTGCTGCCCCTTGCCAACTCCATGTCCGTCAAACTTGTCATGACAATCCTTGCACACATACTCTAAGTTATCATGATTGAGACTGATGTCCGGATTGCTAATGTTGTCCTGCGTCAGTAAGATCTTGTGATGCACGATGTAGCCAAGCTGCTTCTGGCATTCCTCGCACAGTCCACCATCTACCAGTCTCCTGTCAGCAATATAATTATTCTTGCATTTGATCCATCGTCTGGACTTATAAAATGCTTTTGCCCACTCCTGCGCCATGCTCTCACTTGTTGCACCGGTGCAACTCCACGAAAAAAGGCAACGCAGATTATCTGCATTGCCCTTATCACTAATTTATCACGATACTATATTATCACATTTGACAACGAAAATTACGCCATCTTTTTTAAATGTGATCTATTCTCTGTTTTATTGCCTTATTTATAAATTCGTTTACGCTCTCGCCTGCTGCCGCCGCTGCCGTTTTGATTCGATCCTTTTCTCCTTTTGGGAGCATGAGGCTGATTCTATCATACTTCTCTTTGTTATAACTATTCTGATAACTGATTTGATTAAATACTTTTTCTTCTGCCGACATTCTTTCTCTTTTTTTCTCTCCTCATTTGGTGTATACTATATTTACAGTTTGGGCGGCTTAGGCAAGTCCACCGCCCTTTCTGTGTCCCTAAAGCCTATTCAGCAGGCTTTTCTTTTTTGGCCATGTTTCTGACTTCCTGCACAGCCTTGGCAACCTCGTCCATGTCCTTGCAATTACTGAACTTATCGGCTACCAAATTAAGAATTACATCCATCTGTTTGTCTGTCATGTTCTCAGCCATTTGATCTCCTTTCTATGCTTGCCCATTTATTTGTTAAGCTCTCATATCTCTCTTAACTGTCTTTATTATATCGCATATTGCTCAATATGTCAACACATATTGCGTAATATGTTTAAATAATTTCTCCGATATACCTGCCCACTCTGATAATTGCTTTTTGCACGATCCGCTGCATCTGCCTCTCACTGTAACTGCAGGATGTCAAGCGATGATACGGTACCGGCTTTCTGATGCCCCTTGACCAGTATCTTACCCTTATTACATCCTGCTCCTCTTTGCGAAGATCATTATATACAAACTCTACCGCTTCTACTTCCCGCTTGATCCGGTCGAAATATACCGATGTCATTTTAAGTGCCTTGGCTTCTGTGACAGACTGTGCCTTGTCCCTTTCCTCTCCGGAATCTAGCGGACGACTGCTGCCTCCCGCCGGTGATGCCATAATTTCCGATATGTACTCCTCATATTCTTTCTTCCGCTGAGGGTATCGTAATAATATAG